GTTAAGCCCAACGCGGATTGAGCATCAGTCAATAATTCAGTCGCCCTGGCCATATCGAACATGCCAGCTTGTGCGAATGCCGTAACTGTCGGTAATGCTTCCAGTGATTGCTTTGCAGACAAGCCGGCAGAAGCGAGATAGTAATACGCATCAGCGACCTGATTACCTGAGAACACCGAAACTTGGGCCATCTTGAAGGCGGCCCGCGTCATATCACGCCGCATCGCAGTCGTTACATCAGACATAATGGCGAGCGAGCGATTCATCGATTGGACAAACTTTTCCCCCGCTTTAGCAGCTTTCGTAAACGCAACAACCCCAGCAACAGCCATCGCGGCCAATGCTATTGTTAACCGTTTGATTAGTCGTGTAATCGGCGCAATGGTACGTTGAAATCGGCGTAGTTGTCGACGCATTCGCCGAAAGCCGCGAATGAATCGATTGACTCGTGCTGTAACACTAACTGCTAGATTGGCAACTGCTGGCATTATGTTGTCTCAACGCTGCATTGTGGACTTGCGCAAACATCATCATACCGGCCTTCAACTGCTCTGCTGACATCACGCGTCGACGCCGCTGTTCTCCCTCGTATAATAGCGTGAAGTGCTTCGGTTCCCATCGCTGTTCCTTTCGATTTCTATGCCGATTATAAATGATAGAACATAGCATAGATAACCGATCGTCTGCCCGCTGCTCCCCAAATGGCGATAGACCCGCGTATAGTTGCCATCGCATAAAGGCCGATGCAGACATGCTTTGCAACATCGCATCGACGTCAACGCATCCTAAGTGCGCCGCGAGCGTGTACGCAAACTTGTACGCCGGGAGCGAGAGCTTTTTTTTGATATTTTCACTGCCTCCTCGGTAAGACCATTCAACTCTGCTATCTCATTAGCACATCGCACCAATGTGAAATAGGGCCATTTCTTGATCTTCGGCAAATCAGCTTCAGTGAATAGTGCCTTGCCTGCCTCATCGCACATGCCAAGCACACACCATGCCGCCATTGCCGTCCCAGAACGTTCGTCGGAGTTGCCTAAGTCTGCTTCTAACTGCTGAAGACGTATGAGATCATCCGCATCCAGAATACGAATGAATGCAAATTCCGCTTCTCCTAATTCTGGCAATTGGACTTTGCGGGGTTTACGTGTAGCACCGAATGCTAGGCCAGTCTTTCTCGTCAATGCGGGCATAAATCACCTTAATTTCTATGGTGTTGCGTCTTGAATCGAGCGAATGTCCAGCGTTGCAGTAGACCCGCTAGCATTCGTGATGAAAATCTTCGTTACATCCACAGTCAATAGGCAGGAATCATAACTAGTTGTATGCCAGATATATGGTTCATCAGCTCGCAAAGCTATGGTATTATTGGGAGCAGCACCATCATTCGTTTCAAATGTTACGTCCTGTGTGGATACTATATAGAGTGATTTCAATGCACTGACATCGCAATCCCAATTGATCTCGTAATCAGTCTCCGGCGAGGCAATGGACTCCCCGACAATATTATTCTCGCCTGTTCCACTTGAGGAAATACTCTTACTCAATGTGATGCCGCCGCCAGACCAATTAATTATCAATACATGTGTGGCTGCCATCTGATTACTCCTCACTCGTAGGTATGCTTGCGCCTGCCTGGCTATCCACGGCATGTGATATGACGACATCCAATTCCGGCAATGTGTTGTGATCCTCGCAATTGCGTTCACAGTCACTAGGCTGAGCATCCCGCCATGTATAATTGCCGTGATAAAGCCCTGTGTCCGTGTGGAGTCGTCCCACGAAACCCTTGAACATTACGCTGCCAGGCTGATATTCCACAGCACCAAGCCGCAACACGCTGCGATTTACTGTAAAGAGCAATGGGACCATTTGCTTCAATTGCAATTTAGTCAATCGCGTAGCATATAATATCTCAGCCATCTGTTTCTCCTTACGGCCCGGTTATTTCGCCAGTGAAGACAATCGTAAACCGTGCAGTCATTTTGTCTTCAGTTGGTACCGTAAAACTGAAGTCTGTAAAGTAGCCAGAAGCTGCCCAGGTCGTATTATCAACACCGACAACTAATGTCAATGTGATCGTCTCTGGGACTGTATTTATTGGTGGAAACACATTCGTCAAAAAGTGTGCCTCTACTTCCAAACGCCCAGGACTATAAAGCCGACCTGGTATTGATGTACGTGCATTACTGCTTGTCATGTGTGTTGTATCGATATCTGGTCGACCAATATCCGACCATTCCATACTGAGAATTTCCAGATTAGCTTCATACGTCGATGTCCCAAGCGTAAGTGTCGATAGCGTTCCAACATCTGTATCGCCAGCAGCCATAATGCAATCCTCTTATGAAGTAGTTTGTCTGTGCCAAATCGTCGCCATCAAGCGACTAATGTGGATACCGTAACTCTTTCCTGTAGTGGGCGGCATATATACATCAAATTCCGGGCGCAAGATAATCGTACTAACAGTTGTCGTAATGCCGCCTGATCCCAACGTCCCAGAAAACGTATCTAAAAGCAGACGTACCACATCAGCCAATGCCTTAGCAGCCGCCGCGTCCTCGCTGTGCGCCTGACAATCAATTACTCGGTGAGCCTCGACTAGCCCCGACAAGCCTCCCATATACCGCACGTTGGTCCCGCCACCAGCAGCACTAATGACGATCCTCGGAAACGACGTTATGTCCGTCGGCACATGCACCATGTACACGCGAGTGTCGACAATCGCCGACACGCTCGCTGCGTTCAACAAATGCGCACACAGTGCTTCGTCCAAGAGACTCATCGGGCTAGTCGCCTCCACTCACGTTCAATGCCGTGACCAATGTCGCGTCCTATCTGCGCATATTCAGTTCGCTTGTTGTCATCAATTGCATCACGCAATGGCCGTTTGGCCTCCACAGTAACAGGCGCACGCTCCGTCCGTGTGTATCCATATTCGACAGCCGCTGGATAATACCATTCGTCAGATGGATCGATTCCCAACTCAGAACGTAGCGGCATTGGAAGTCCGTAGCCTATCCGTGTGCGGCTGCGTTTGAATGCACGCACTGGTGTTGCAGCCATCGCAGCTAGCCAAGCTCCTGTGACAGGGCTCACGACGGCACCGGATAGATTCTCGATTGCGTATTGCTTAATCCGATAAGTGCTACTACGCAACGCGGGTCGAATCGATCGTTTCTGGCTAGCAGGCTTCGCCAGTTTGTCTAGTGCTCGACTAAGTGCCTTGTCGCCAAGCACCGAGATATCAATTGCGCTTGCCATTCACATTCTCACTTTACATTGCATTTCCAGCCAAGGTACCCGATCCCGTTTCAACTTGATGGCCGACAATATTTCGTATGTCGTCGTCCCAACCGTGAAATACCATGATTGCGGAACAATCGTCTCCGTCAGCGAATCCCAACGCATAGTCGCTCTGTGGGTTGTATCAGCGACTACCTGTTGAGCCTCCATCAATTCTGTGCCTCGAATAGCTCGCACATATACTCGCCTAGTGCCATGATTAACATTAGTCGTCGTATATGTCCCATCGCCATCCGCAGCGGTGGTAGCCTCGTAGAGTATTGCTGTATCTTCTAGACGTCCAGGTTCCATCACGTACCGCCCGCTATCATTATGATGCTGTAGGTTGCGTCTAGATCAGCACTCGATAGATCGATCGTCTTGTGGGTCGCGTCGACGTTTTCCAACTGGTTTGCGAAAAACGCCAAGTGTGCAGTCCCTGGCAACAAGAACACATCAGTGGCAGCCCGCCCCCAAATGTCGTATGGATTAGCAGCGCCAGGTGCCACACCAACACCGGCCGAATTCGTCGACGGACAGCTGATCTCAATCGCCTTCACTTTGAGCCCAGTCCAGTCAGCCGTAGGGAGATTAGCAAAGTCGAGTGCAGTCAGATCGATCGTTGCAGCACCAGCTACCAATGCCCCAGTATCGCTCCACGCTTTTGTGACCGCAACACTTGACGAGCTTGTCAACGTCCCTTTGACATCACCGATATCATGCTCCGTCGTCGGGTCGGCGGCATCATCCAATCCGAGAGCAACAGTATGCTCGGCAATTAACTTGAGATCATAATGGGCTGTGACGGATTCAGCCATTATCGTCTTACCTCCGCAGGAATGCCAGTTACATTGTAGTCCTTGGTTTCCTGGTAGATTGGCTGGAACTTATCGCCGGGCCATTTCACAACTTCTTCGAGATGTCCAACTATTATGCGATTGGCTAAACCGACTACGAATCCGGCTTTTTTCCAGTTGTGCCAAAATGATATATCGGCATCCACCTTGCCTTCAATCCATTGGCCACTTGGTGTCGGCTTGGGACACATCCACGGCTTCGGCAATTGTCGCAGACAATCCGCACGTATCATCGTGAGACCAAAATGCCCCGTGAAGATCGGCGTAACATGCTTAGCAAAGTCCGCTGAATACATGAATGTCTTTGGCTTGCCTGTCTTATCTGTAATTCCGAACAATGCCATTTCGGTACCACGCATGCTTTGCACAGGACACAAGGCACCACAATCTGGATACGCTTCCATCAGACGATACAACTCTAACACGTCATGCCGACTGAACACGGAATCGTAATCTATAGTGAGAATGTATCGACATCTCACATTATCTAACAACTTCTCCATGCAATCGGACAATACTTGCGACCAAAAGGCGCCTTGACCAGTCACATATTGAATCTGCAACGGCGCCAAGGCATCAAAGGCGCATTGCATGTGCATGACTGGACCGAACCGCGGTGCAGAGAGAACGCCGAATACACCCTCCGGCATTTGTTGATTGCCGATCGGCTTGAAGCCTTGCAAGTTGAGACTGATCGGCAATGATGCTGCATCTTGAATCTCTGACTTCCACTCGCCAATACGTTCGAGACCAGCATTCACCATAAGTTCTGTCAACGCCTCTCGGTCAAACAGGCACCCATGGTGATCGTTATCGTCAATATGGCCACCCATCAAGTAACCCTGAATGTTGACTGGCTTGCCATCCAAGTATTCAGTTGCGATCTTTTCCAGGTCAGGAACAGCTAGACGAATGCGCCCTCCAGGTTTCAATTTGCTTGTCCAATGCTGAAGCACGACGCATGTTTGGGTGTGACTGAAATGCTCCAAGATGTGTGATGCGTAGATCTCATCAACGCTCGCATCTGCACAACCGAGCGGATAAACATCCTGGCCATTATGCCTGTCGACTGGCGTAAACCCGGCAAGAGGAATATCGCCAGCACCGAGATTCAGCCGGACACTCTTGGGGTTTTCGCAAATAGCCATTGATGCCGCAAACGTCTCAGTCAACATATTCATCTCTGCGCTCACACAGAGTCCTTTCTATGCCACGTGTGGCGAACGATCCATGCCAATCAATTCGGTGGCTGGCAATAACCCGTCCTCATATAACATCTTTTCGGCCACGCCTTCCGGGTGGCCAAACATGCGAATAACAGTTTGACGCAATGCCTGAAGCATCGGCTCCGGGATAGCCGCAAGAGAAGCATAGCCAGCCACATAGGTCAAAATGACAGCATTGTACCCTTCCGTTTCTACATCAGTCGGCCACGATTGATCTTCCGCTGGTTTGATCTGTGCTAGCCCCTTTAAGCCATGCGAATCCACCACGAAATCAGTATTCTCAGTAAGCGTTTGCGTCGCACCATCTTTATCGATGTATTGCAGAGTAGTTACTGACGCATATGGTGGGCGTGGCACAATAAGAGGCGTCTCGAATGCTTCCCAATACGTTTTCCAGGTCGTCGTAAAGAAGGTCAGATCGTATACATCCTCGAAATATATCCGCGCCGTTGTGATGTATCGCTCTAGCGATGCGTCATCCTCTGTGCTATCTATCCGCCCATCCTGGCGAACGGATAATACAGTGACGGGTTCATTAGCAGGATCAACCGATCTTTCAACTTCTTTGACCATAGACATTCTGCCCAAAGGCACGGTCATACGCCTGAATCGCATCGCCATCTAATTGCTCAAACAGATCGAGCAATCGCAGCGGGAATTCCGTTTTCCATTGGCCCGTTTGGCCAGATCGAAACATTTTAGGATACTCGCTGTGCAGATCCGCAAACTCTACATTTTCATCCGCATGGACGCATAACACATCTAATCCAAGTGAACTTACGACGCCTCGAATCGTCTTGTGTGGCTCAGTCACCAAATCATTGAAATGTATACGTACAGCTGGCGTGTTAAGCCACGCGGTCGTATGCCGCCCCCAGCGAGGATGTATCGTGCCTTTGCGAAGTATCTCCTCCAGCATTTCCCAAGGGGCAGCCCGATGCGAGAGAACATCGCACATGTAGTGTGCATGACTGACTAATGTGTCCCGCGGGTCTCGCACAAGATGGATGGCTTTGTCCATGTGTGGCGGCGGCAAATCATGGGTCTTGACGAACACAACAGGTTGCCCGTTGAGATCATGAGGATAAATCCTGCCGCCAGTGAATAATCTACCTGTCGTTCGCCATTCATCTTTGTACAAGGTATAAGTTGGCAGCCTATACATACGCTCCAGCATCAGACGCAAGAACGTTACGCCAGAACGCGGATAGGCTGCTAACCATACAATCTGCTGAGTCATGCTAAGCGATTTCTACGCAAAATGACTGACGCGAGTACCGCGTTCAGTCGTACCCACCGGCATTTCCTCTGCGCGACTTAACAAGGCGTCCGCGCTGAAAATACGCGCCGCACCAAGCGGAGTAAGCGAAATCTTCAGGTAACGTTTACGTCCACGTAAATCGATGCCGAACTCATGAAAGTTCGCAACACTCGTACTAGGCGTCGGAACAGTATAATCCGTTCCAGCCACTTGCCCCGTGATCGTCGCATAGCTAGATGTCGTATCGCCTTCTGACAACAGGATGCCTGTCGTGTGTAATTTGTTCGTAGCATTCGCTGCCGTATCACCCTTCACGATGATCGTGCAATAATCAAACCCCTTGGTATCCACATATCCCGTGGCAGTCCCATTCGTTGCAATGGACTGTGGTAACACGAGATCGACGATTTTCATATCCTGTGCGTGTATCATTCTGACATACCTCCAACTAGAGGGTTCGTTTTCCTTGGCCGGCCGCGACCACGCTTGATCGGCTCGGTATCCCTGTCCTCGGGCATTACAGCGGTTGTCACTTCTTTGGCTGGATGAACCGCCGTAGCCACTTCACGTGTAGGCATTGATTCCACGGGGAACCGAGCGGGCTTGTCCGCCCGCTCTAACGTCCCATTACGCACCAAAATGTTGAATTCGCCTTGGCTAAGACACGTAACAGGATCAATGATTGCGCCAATGTCCCAGCTCTGATAAGCCTTCACAAAGCGCCACTTATACATCGCAATTACTCCTATTACGTCGTACCCTGGATGCCAAGGATCGGACCAGCGGTAGTTGCATTCCCAACATCATGAACAACTAAAGCGAAACGTTCGATCGCAAATAAGGCGATCTGATCCGTGGCCACATGAACACTGCGATCCACAGTGAGACGAATATCACGTCGATTGCCAAGGGTGGCGGCCTGCGACAAATCACCAAAGAGCAGCATGATCTCAAGGTTTTGCGCAGCCGTTGTCGTTGGCATTGCCTGGCAAATGCGTACTGGATAACCCAGGAAGCGTTTTTCCATGCCAGCCGCGATTTCTGCCATGGTTACACCGCCAAGAGCAGCTGCAAGCCGTTGCATTGTCAAGGCCCAGCCGGTTTGCGAAATGTACCACGCGGGATCGCCATCAAAGACATAGGCTGGCGTCAGGCCGAGTAGCTTATGGAAATCGCCGATAATCAGCTCTTCAAACTGATCATCGCCACTCGTGGCCGCAACGGCTCCAATGCTATCCGTGCCTGCACCATCGAAATCCAAAAGCTTTGTCCGAACGCCAGTGATTCCGCCATACGTGCTTGACCCATCGCCAGAAAACCCGCATTGATCCTCTTTCTGGGCAAGCGCACGGGCCCCATCAACCACGAAACGGTCCGCGATGCTCACCATTGAGTCTTCTTCTAGTTCGGCGGACAATCGAGTACGTACAGCCAATTTCTTAGCAATCAGCTCAACCTGGTCGTATGACGCGTCCGACTCGGTAATTGTGGCGCCTTCGCCAACGAAATAAGGTGTAAGCCCACCGGTTTGGCGTGCGATTCGACGTGCCAAGACGGACTTCCATCTTATCGATGCTCATTTTGCATACCCAGACGGGTTCGCTGCATCTCTGTTAGGAAAGTTGCTGAAGAAACCGGN